TGCCTATGCAGTAAAATTCAATACTACTGATTTATCGAATGGTGTAACCGTTGTAAATGATGGCAGCTCGAATCCTACAAGAGTAACATTGGCAAATACAGGAATCTATAACATTCAGTTTTCGCTGCAACTGGAGAAAACGGGTGGAAGCGGTAACATGATTGCTGATATTTGGATAAGAAAAAATGGTGTTGACGTTCCTTCAACCACTGGAAAAATAGTGCTTACAGGTAGTGCAAATGCCTCTCCGGTTGTGGCGGCTTGGAATTACGTTCTCGATTTAGTAGCAGGGGATTATGTTCAACTAATGTGGGCAACGACCAATACAAATGTTGAAATAGTAGCCGCTTCGGCTACAGCTCCACACCCGTCAATACCTTCATCTATATTAACAGTTACACAACAGGCAGGCATCTTAGCAGGTACTGGAATAACCGCGATTAACTCGCTCACGGGTGCGGTGCAAACGATGGGAGTTGGTACTTCGGGAACGGATTTTGCAATTAGCTCAGCGGGCACGGCGCACACTTTCAATTTGCCCACTGCATCTGCATCAAATCGGGGCGCTCTATCAAGTGCTGATTGGTCAACATTTAACTCAAAAGTTGGAACAGCTCGAAGCATATCTACAACCTCACCACTTTCCGGGGGTGGCGATTTAAGCGCTAATCGAACGTTGAGCATTGCCGATGCAGCAGCGGATGGATCAACCAAAGGAGCCGCAGCATTTACCGCGGCTGATTTTAACGCAACAAGTGGAGTTATTTCAATTGATTATACTAATGCTCAGAAAGCGACCTCAGGCCAAGCTGGATTTTTAACCGCTGCTGATTGGTCAACTTTTAACGGTAAACAAAACTCGATTGGATTAACAACGGTTGGCACGGCACTAGCGACACTTGCCGACCCGAGTGTAATTAGTTACTTGCGAATAAATGCAAATAATACGGTAACGGCCTTAACACTTGCCCAGCTAAAAAGTGACTTAGGTATTGCTAACCAAATAAGTTATGTAACACTTACAAGCGACGTAAACATTACGGCTTCTAATACAACGTTGGCCGATATAACGGGGCTATCGTTCGCAATAACTTCGGGTAATTCATATCGTTTTCGCGCTGAATTGCAAGTGCAAACATCCGCATCGGCTACCGGATGCAAATTTGCCGTTAACGCTAACGTGGGCGTGGGTTCCATTGTTTATCGCACTACTAACGTCAGCGGCTTGCAAACAGGGATTACCACTTGGGGCGCCTTCGCTCTCGATTCAGCCACGACTACTACAGGTGCAGTTACTACTCAGCAATACGTCACCATTGAGGGGTTAATTGTTGCCAACGCAAATGGTACCGTTATAATGCGCTTTGGTAAATCGGTGGCAACTGCGGGCACGTTGGCAATTAAAGCGGGTTCAGTACTACAATTTCAAACATTATAATATGAAAAATATACAAGCAATAAACATTTGGAACGCTGGCGAAACGTTGGAGGCTGTGAGCTTAACGCTTTACGTCAGTTACGATGATCTCGAAAGCTCGGCAAATTTCATTTATCAACTTTGCACTATTGAAGGGGCTTGTGTTGCTGAGGGTGGATTGCCAATTTCGGGCAGTGACTATACAAACTGGGGTGCAAGCGGAGATTCTAATGCCGAGGCGTACAATTATGCCGCAACTCAATTAAATTTAATTCTCATTTAATGGCATCGCTCGCGGAAAATCGCCAAATCTTGGATGACTTCGCCAATGGCGTTATTAAACAGGCGCGTGCAAACCTTAAGCGTAAACGGAATATACGAGGCCGTTCCGTTAATAGAATAGCAACGGGCAACCTATCGGCTAAATTGACTTATGGCTATTTTAAAAGAGGGCCTAAAATTATTCAATGGTTCGGAGTTCCTGCAAATGATACGACCACACGCAATTACGCTGACGTAATAGAGAAAGGTCGCACGCCAAACTCCGACCCAGCAACGTGGCCACCTGTTGCGCCAATTTACAAATGGATGAAATTAAAAGGGCTTTTCACCCCGGATGTGAGCGAGGATTTCCAAGCTCGGCGAATGGCTCAAAGTATTGGACGGCGTGGCATTGTGGGCGTGTATTATATGCGCGATGCGTTCCAAGACACATTTAGAAAAAGCGGCTCGGCTTTCCGCACGTTTTACCGCCGTGAGGTGCTGCAACAATTGAGATTAAAAGCCGATAAATACATTAAATAAAATGGCGATTACAATAAACGATCAACCTTATACGTGGACACCTCGGGGCCAAAAGCTCATTTATAATTTGAGCTCAGACAATAGCTCAAATGCTGGGTTTAAATTTGGGATTTCAGTTGAGGATGTAGCGGCGGCCAAAACATACGAGTTTTTTTTAGATCCAAGCCCAAACGGTAACGCCTTTTTTGATTTAAATCCACTCGTTTTATTGCACAATGCCGAAAATGGCAATATTCACGGAACCACGGCGGCCACTTACGTTGAACCCGAGGGAAATTCGTGGCGCTCTTATAATTTGACTTTTTCGGAGTGGTGGATAGTTGACGCGGTTTTTACCGAAAATGAGGGCGTGAGCGAATCAACCACAACCGCGGTTTATAATGGTTATTTACAACCGTCGGATGGTTACAGGCCAAATGTTTTCACAAGCTCAAATAAGAGTATTAAGATTCCAAATAATAACATAGCGGACTATTTACAAAGCGACCGCCAATTAAATACTCATGTTTGGCCGCTGGCCCAAAGTTTTGGCATTACCCCGGATAGTGCCACTATTTTCATTCCAACGCTAGAGAGCGATTGGGGCCTTTTATTTTTGCAAGGCATTGACACCTATTCAACTCCAAATAATGTAACGCGGTATTATATTCAATTGACCGCCGAGAATGGTGCCACGAGTGCATTATATGTGAATGTTGACGGCTCAGTGCAAGAAGGCATTCCGATAGGGCCTCAAAATTTAAAAAATTCAACAGTGCCCTCTATACCTGATCCAACGGCAAATGGCTTTCGATTTTATAAGGTAAGCGCGTGGAGTGCGTCGGCTCGCGTTTCTAAATACTACATTTTTTATAATGCTGAACTTTATGGACAATACGATTGCCGTTATAATAACGTTAGAGTGGCTTGGGTGAGCTCGCGAGGTGGTTGGGACTATTTCAATTTCATAAAAAAAAATGAGGTTACGAATCAAATCGACCGCAAACAATACAAGCGGGTTTTATTCAATAGCACCTCGACAATTTTCTCAACTACCGATCGCCAGCAATACGACCGCCAAAACGTAGTTACCCGCATTCTAACAATTAACTCCGATTGGTTGCAGGAAAACGAGTACATTTTTTTGAGGTCGTTATTAGCGTCGAATCAAGTGCACATCGTAAATTTAAACGGCACTCATACACCCGTGAGTGTTGAGGACACCTCTTTTTTAGAGCGTCGCGATCGTAACGGGAAATTATATAACGTAACTCTGAAATTGAGTTATAGCCAAGATTATTGGAGCTAATGCAAAACGAGGTTCACTTAATAGTTAGAAAAGCGGGAGCGCTTGTTAGTGGTTCATTGAGTGAGCCAGCTGGTGGAGGTGGAGTTAACAAAGTAGGTTCGGCGTTTGTCGATAATCCAACGGGCATCATTGGTCAAATCGTAACCATAACTGATGCCTCCGATAATGAATATACGGCCACAATTACAGCGGTCGAATTCGATACTGTTTACCCGGGCATTTATACTATTTTTTTTGAACCTGTAATTTTCTTTTTAGATACTCCGATTTTTTACAGTGCACCAACAGGCGTTGAGGTTTATCTCGATTTGTACCCGCTCGAATCAATTTCGCAAACTTTCAACTTTCAGGACATGGGCACGTTTGCCGCACTTGGAGATTTCACGCGCGAGTTTAGAATTCCCGCAAGCGACCGAAACACCGAGGTGTTCGGGTTGCTCGATTCATTCACGTTTAGCGATACTGATAACGTTTACCAAACGCGCATACCTGCCGAAATTAGAGTAGACACTTTACCCATAGCTCGCGGCCACATACGGGTTTTAAAGACGTTTAAACGAAACGACCAAATCGCCGACATTCAAATTTGTTTTTACGGAGAGGCTCCCGATCTATTTAGATCCGTTGGCGATAAAATGCTCCGAGATATTGGGTATTTGAGCACATTAAACGAAACAATTACCTACGTTAATGCAACGGACGTAAATAGTAATAGAGCTTGGGGGATTGTTGATCGCGGCCAACGTTGGAGCCAAGCGGGCGAGGCTAACACGCGCCCAATTCAAAATTCTGAAAACCCAATTTATGCGGGTGACCTTACACCATTTGTAAACGCATGGACGCTTTTTTATCATTCGATAGCTGAGGCTGGTTTTACGCTGGCGCCGACACCACTTCAAACGATTTTATCCGGTTATTGGTGCCCGTGGCTGTCGGCGCAAAATGTGGCGACGGTTGAACAGGTTGGAGATATTTACTTTAACGCGGGTTTTACTTCTAACACCTCAGTGACCGACCATAATAATTTAGAATTTCCCGCGCTTGTCAATAATGGCGGAGCTTATGGAATTTACAAATTTTACGCTCCATTTGATGGATTTTTTACTTTTAGAGTTTGGTTACACGTTCAGCCCGTGGGATCATTTGGGGCAAACGTTGGAGGGGTGCGATTAATCTTAAATGGGGTTGTGGTTGTTAATCACGAGGTTGCAATTTCAGGAACAGACCAAAATAATGGCGTAGTTCAAAACGTGCTATTTACCACGGTTCCGATTTACATGGCATCCGGGCAAAGCATTGTCTGCTATACCGAATTTAACGGAACGCCAATTTTCCGCGGTTCAGCAACAAATGACCCCGCCGCTGGTTCAGGTTGGGAACTTGTAAATTTTACTCGTAACTATGGCGCGACAATCAATTACCAAACAAACGCGCCAAATATCAAACAAGTTGATTTTATTCGCGACGTGTTGGCGATGCACGCGGCTGTATTGGTACCATCTCGCACCATACCGAGCCAATTGTCCATAGTGCCAATTCGTGACTATATAGCGAGCGGCAACGATTACGATTGGACTTCAAAATTAGATATTGCGAAGGATATAACACTCAGTCCAACAACTGAAATACAGCGCCGCAATTTTCTATTTAGCTACAAACCGGGGGGCGATTATAATTCCAAACTTTTCACCGAGAGCGGTCGTACGTATGGCGAATATAAAATTATTGATGGTTACACGGTGAGCGCGAATAATACGCCCAATCAATTCGCTAGTGGAGATTTAAAAACGCAGTTAGTGGCCGAGAGCACGCCCGCGAGTTATATCAATGGAACATCGATTCCGATTCCGAAATTTATTAATGATAAGGGCGAGTTTTTAATTCCAAATTTGAGGTTTCTCTTTTTGGCTGACGTGGCAACTATGAGCGTTTATAATGATGACACCGAAGCGGTGGTAGATACAGCCGTGAATGTGTTCAACCATTACTCAAGCGTTAACGCATCCGTTGGGGATTACGATTTAAATTTTAATCCCGAAACGCCCTTGCATACCATAATAACAAATCCTTACAAAAACCTATTTAACGAGTATTGGCGCGACTATTTAAATGGGCTTTATAATCCTGAGGCTCGAATTTTAGAGGCTTATTTTGCTCTCGATTTGACAGATATTTTGACTTTTAGTTATGCCGACCGTTATTTTATAAAAGATTCATATTGGCGCATTTTAGAAATATCCGATTACAAAGTAGGCAACGCTGAGAGCGTAAAGGTTAAGCTCATCAAAATAACGGAACCCGGGCCAGATTGTGAAGGAATACCGACCACGGTAGTGTTTACCGAAGCCGTTGCTCAGGTTATCGAATTTGCAGATATTAATGGCAATCCGGTGCCACCGACTGAAATTTGTTGCGAGCGTTACGGCTACACGTGGAGTTTTGGCCTTAATCAATGTTTGAGCTATGGAACGCCAATTATTTTAGATCCCGATGGCGGGGGAGGTTCAGCCGCGGCGCTTATGCTCAATGTTGGGGTGAATGGTTCGCCGAGCAACGTTTTGGCTCGGACCGCAAATACAAACATCGACGTTGGTAATACTTTTAGCGTTTTTGCAGGTGAAAATATTACAATCGATGCAGATAACTCAAACACGCTTGCGGTTGGTAACCAATTGAAATTAGAGGGGGCAAATCGAGGCTCGGCCATTTTGGGAAAAAATGCATTCACCAATATAATGGGCATCCATTACGGTGGGGGCGATCGTGTTTCTAGTAATGAAGGAAACCAACAAAGTGGGGTTATAATTTTGGCCAATACTCGCAATTTTACCGCAGCGGGTCAAAGTATTGAAATTGCCACCGGTAATGATGGAACCGCAATAACTCGAATAAGTTTACCGGATGGAACATCGATAACGGCGCTTTATGTTTTGCAAGTCTCAGATGTAAACGGAAAAGCGTTTTACCAAACGGGCTCACTATATATTGAAAAGATTGGAGGCGTTGCCGTAGCGAGTACACCTATTCCAATTACTAGCGATGCATCGGGTACAATAACGTTTGTTTTAAGTATTGACACAAGCACTGACACAACTCAACACCGATTTAAAGTAACAAGCGCTGGGATTGGATTCCCAATGTTAGGCCAAGCCGTTTTAACGCTTTACTATACACAAACACGATGAAATTAAACACAATTAGCCCAACGCTCGAGCTTTTAAAACTCGGTGTGAAATCAAATTTACCTAGCAAGGCGCTGGGTAGTAAAAGGCTTTGGGCTTTCCGTTTATTCAAATGGGGATGTTTTGGACTTTGGTGGGGCTTTATTACTTATCTAATTTTTAATTGGTGCAATGGCTGACAATACAAACATAATTATAACGGTTACGGCGGATGATTCGGGCGCTATTCAATCAATTAATAAACTCGGCCAAGAGATTAACACGGCGGGCGATGCTTCAAAAAGTTGGATAAGTCAACTCGCCGATCTAAAAACACAACTTGGGCAATTAGACCCCAAAAGCGCTCAATGGGCTGAGCTCGCTTTGCAATATAAAGAGCTCGGAGGTTCCTCGAAAGTCGTTACCCAAAGCATTGATGAACTAAAAACGCAAATTTCAGATTCGGGCGATAAGGCCGTTTCAGCAAGTGAAAATCTTGGCTCCTATAAAAAGGAGTTGCAAGCGATACGAAAGCAATTAGACCAAAAGGGCCTCGGTACTGAGGAAATTAATAAACTCACACTTGAGGCCTCAAAACTTGAAGGAAAAATTGCAGAACTTTCTAAAACCGTCGATAACCAAGGTGCGCCAGCCTTTGCCGCTTTCAGTAGTAATGCCTCAGCGCTTGGCGAGGAATTGGGCAATGTCAATTTAAAAGGAGTTGGCGATCAATTTAAGAGCCTGAGTCAAAATGTAAATAATTTTAAACTTGGTTCACTTAAAGACGGGATAAGCGCCGTTAAAGACGGTTTCGTTTCTTTTGGTAAGGCTCTTTTAGCCAATCCTCTTTTTTTGCTTGGCCAAGTTATTTTAACGATTATAAATAATTTCGAGCAAATTAAAAATGCGGTGCCAGCGGTTGCGGCCGTGTTTAATTTTTTAACCGGTATAATTGATGGAATTAAGACAGCCATTTTTGCTGTGACTGACGCAATTGGTTTAACTGAGGTGGCGGCCGTTAACGCGGTGGATGGGGCTTTTGCATCACTTGAGGAACGGGGAAAACAAATCGATAATGAAAGGCGTAAAGCAATTGCCGAGGCTAAAAAAACGGGCGGCGATGTTAACGCGATTAATAAAGCAGCCGAAGATCAACGCATCGCGGATTTACAGGATGCAATAAAAAAAGCGAATTCGTTACGCGGTGAACAAAGCGATAAACAAAAAGAGGATAGAAAAAAAGCCGAGGCCGAGTTGCAAGAAATCTTTTTAAAGCGACTTGAAGCCGAAGGAGATGCCGCCGAAAAGGCCCGAAATGATGCGGCTGCGGCCGCTGAGAAAGCCGCTAAAGAAGCCGAAGCCGAAGCCCAGCGCCAAGCGGATTTAGCCAAGCAACGCGCCGCCGAGCGTAAGGCGCGAGAAAAGGAGGTAATGGATGCGCTCAAAGATGCGCAAGAGGAACGTTATCAAAATACGCTTAGCGCCGAGGATAGGGAATTACGCCAAAATCAATTAAAATACGATGCGCTCGTTGAGAAAGCGGGGAAAAACGCGAGTTTACTTGCGCAAATTGAGGCCGACCGTTTAAAGTCAGAGCAAGAAATACGCGACCAATTCGCGAAAGATGAACTCGCAAAAGAGCAAGCTAAACAGGATGCACTTAATAAAGTTTTACGCGATAACGAAACCGAGCGTTTAAACGAGCTCGAAACATTACAGGAAGCCGAATTCCAAGCTGGCCTAAGCGCTCAGGAACGCGAAAAAATTGCGCTCAGAGATTCGTTAAACGCGCAAATTGAAATTTTAAAAGCCAATAAAGAAAGCTCTACAAATCTCCAAAAGCAATTAGACGACGGATTAGCGGCAATTGATAAAAAGTACAGGGATGCCGACACGGCGGCTGCTGAGGAAAAACAAAAAAAGGATGAGGATCGCGCCAAAGCATTAAAAGCCGCTCACATCCAAACGGCTCAAGATTCGATTAATACTCTTTTGAGTTTAAATGAGGCGTTCACGGGTAAAAGTGAAAAGGCTCAAAAGGCGGCATTTAAGCGTAATAAAGCCCTCCAAATTGCACAAACGAGCGTTAACACATATCAAAGCGCTACGGCGGCGTATGCTTCGCAATTAATCCCGGGCGATCCTACAAGTGTGCCGCGTGCATTTATCGCGGCGGCAGCGGCAGTTGCAGCTGGTTTGGCAAACGTGGCAAAGATTTCTAAAACCACTTTTGAAAGTCCCGCGCCAAGTGGTGGCGGTTCCAATGCTGGCGGTGGCGGTGGGGATTTGGCTAATACAGGCGTGGCAACAACCGGCGGCGCTCCCGAATTTAATCCACTCGCAACGCTTGGCCTTCAAAACCAACCCGCACAAGTAACGCCCGCTTACGTTTTGGCCTCGGATATTGCGTCGAGCATGGAGGCTCGGGCGAAAGTAACCGATTTAAGCCGTTTATAAAAGGAAAGCCCCTCGACGTTTCAAGGGGCCCCAAACTGAAAAACTAGAAACTAATAAATCGAATCACTACGCAACAAATATAAAAGAAAATGGACAAAAAGAAAATCGTAAAATGTGTTATTGATGAAAACGGTAAACTTGGCGTTGGGGCGATTAGCCTCGTTGAATTCCCAGCCATTGAGGAAAATTTCATTGCATTGAACGCCGTGAAATTATCAAGCGTTGACTCAGAGCGTCGTATGCTTTACGGCCCCGCATTGATTCCGAATAAATACATTTTGCGAGTTGATCAAACAACAGGTGAGGATTACTATATCGTTTTCGACAATGAAACGATTACTAAATGCGCCCACCTTTATTTACAAAAGAATCTTCAACACAACACAACAATTGAACACCAATATTCGGTTATGGGTTGCACCGTGGTAGAGAGTTGGATTATCGAGGGAGAAAAGGATAAGGCTTACCATTTAGGATTAACCGCCCCGGTTGGTTCATGGATTATTGGGCTAAAGGTCGACGATTCCGAAATTTGGGCCGAGGTTAAGGACGGCACGGTAAAGGGCTTTTCTATTGAGGGCCATTTTAACGAGCTCGGTCTTTCGATGACCAAACTCAGTGTTGAAGATCAAATATTGAGTGAGCTAAAAGATTTATTAAAAAACCATTTAAAAAACGACTTGTTTAATTCGTTTGTATAGTGTGTTTAATTATGTTTTGGGTGTGAGAGGGGGCCTCGCTAAATGTAGCGGGGCCTTTTCGTTTTGGGGGAAAAATATTCGAGCGCCGTTTTTTCTCTAAATATTACACCAATTATGTCAAATTTAAAAGAATCAGTAAAGGCGATTTTCCAAAAATTCGCCATTGATCCTAAGGCGTACGGTATTCAGCTTGAAACAGAGGTTAAACTTGAAACTGAGGTTAAGTTGCTCGACGGCACTTCAGTATTTACCAGCGCCGACGCTTTGGCGATTGGTGTCGACGTTTATACTAAAGATGCAAGCGGGGCTAACGTACCAGCTATGCCGGGTCTATACTCACTCGCAACGGGTGAGGTTTTGTCAGTTAACGAAATGGGCCAAGTTGAGGAGATCTCAATGCCAGATATGGCGCAAGGGATGAGCTCACAAGATTTGCTTTCCGCAATTGAAAAGCTATCGGAGCGAGTTTCAAGTTTGGAGGGTGAAAACACAACTCTAGCAGCTGAATTGGCCTTAATTAAAACTGAAAAGGACAAAGTTGCTAGCCAATTGAATACTACTAAAGCCGAGCTCAGCGCATTGAAAAAACAACCCGCAGCAACTTCCGTTAAAGAAAATAAAACCCGCGTCATTTTGGGCGCTGAGGCAAGCGAAAAACCATTTTCACAAATGACCTTACGCGAAAGAATCATTAAAAATATTGAAAATATTAAATAATATAAAAGCATTATGGCAACAACTACTTCACTAACTACCACTTATGCGGGTAAATACGCGGGTGACTACATTAAAGCGGCTTTCTTGGCCAACGAATCACTCCAACACGTAACCGTTAAGGAGAATATCGATTACAAGCAAATTGTAAAGAAACTCGTTGACACAATTACGTTTGAAGCGCCAACTTGTGACTTTACACCACTGGGCACGGTAACAATTACCGAGCGTACTTTGACTTTGGAGAAATTCCAAGTGCAACGCAACCTTTGTAAAAACACTTTCCTTGCGGATTGGGGTGCATCATACGTTCAGAATGGCGAACTCGAGCCAGCTTTGGCGGATACTCTTATTGCTAATATGCTCGAAGGAATTGCTGCACAAAATGAGCAAATCCTTTGGAGTGGTGTAAATGCTACTACAGGCCAATATGATGGTCTATTAACTCTCATGAAAGCCGGTGGATCTGGGGTAAATTTTGTTGCCACTCCGGTAGCCATTACAAGCTCAAACGTAATCGCTAAAATTGCTTTGGCGGTTGCGGCTTGCCCAACTGCGGTTAAGCGTTCCACTGAAAAGCCAATTATTTATATGGCTAACAACGTTTGGGAGGCATTCATGATCGCAAGCGCTGGTGTTGGTAACGGTTGGTACACATACGGTGGCCCTGAAATGCCTAAACAATACTTGGGTTATCAAATGGCAATTTGCCCGGGTATGCCAGACGACACCATCGTTATGGCTCAAAAATCAAACCTCTGGTTTGGTACTAACGTTTTGAACGATTGGAACAATATTCAAGTTGTGGATATGGGCCAATTCGCCGAGGATAACGTGCGTTTCTCGGCTAAATTCTTCGCTGGTTGCCAGTTCGGAATTGGTAATGAAATCGCCGCTTATGGAACTTGGTTCTAAAAAATTAAATTGGGGGGTTTAATCGCCCCCCTTTAAACTTAAAAAAAATAATACTATGGCTTGTTTATTAGAGCGTGGTTTTCTGCTCGAGTGCAACGAGGGAGTTGGCGGGGTTAAAAATATCTTTATTGCGAATTGGGATTTTTTCGCTAGCGGTGTAACTATTGACCCTGCAACTGGTTTGGTCGATGGATTGCCCGGTTCGGCTGGCTCAGTTGATCTTTTCCAATATCAACCAAATCGCAACACGGGAGGCCTTACGGTTGTTCCTACTGCTAACCTCGAAAATGGAACTTTGTACTATGATCAAAGTGTCGAAATCACTCTCGGCAAATTGAGCAACGCAAAGAAAAAAGAACTCGAGAATATGAGTAAGGCGAAACTAATCGTTTTCGTCCAACTTTACGACGATCAAATTGTTTGCGTTGGTCGCACCGATGGAGCTTTTCTAACGACTGGTTCTTATCAATCCGGTAAAGCTAAAGGCGATTTGAATGGCTATCAATTTACTTTGAATGCACAGGAACCGGGACAACCTGATTTTCTTGAGGATTATACAGTAAAGCCCTTTGATAATTTTACGGGAATTACCGTAGTTCAGGGCTAAGTTTTCCATTAATAAAATTAAAATGGGGTGGGTATTTGCCCGCCCCTTTTTTTAGAACTATGCAATATTTAAACACCAATTTCGCTGGTCAATTGATGCGGGTTACTCTTAACGAGAGCCGCCAATATTTCGCCGAAACGTTTACAGATTATTTGCTAATTCTAACACATGAGGAAAATTCGACGGCAGGAAATTACCTCGCTCAGGTTCCCGTTATTTTAAACGAGAATCAACGAATAACGACGCTCGAAATGACTACGGTGGGCCTTGAGCTCGCGGGGCGTTATCGCTTCGAAATTTACGGCCAAAATTCAGCAAGTAATTTAAACCCAACTAATGCCGAGGTAGTTGGATTGTGCAAAATTGGTTGGGCGGATTTAACGAATAACACCGAATTTTACGACGTGCCCAATATCACAATTAACGACGATGTAATTTATGATGGATAAATCGATTAATAACGCCGTAAGTATAAAGCTCGCGGATTACACGGTAATAAGCTCAGCTGAAAAAACCGATCGTGCGGGATGGGTGAATTATGGCGTAAACAATTTATTCCCTCAATACCTCCGAGAACTCGCCCAAACCGGAGCCGTTCACGGATCGCTTTGCATATCGATAGGCGATATGATGGCTGGAAAGGCTTTAGAGGCTGGAATTTACACGGCTCAATTAAATGGGCTTTCAACATACGATGTGTTTTACGGATGCGCCCACGATTTAAAAAAATACGGCGGGTATTATATCGAAGTTATTTACTCATTTGATCGCGCGAGTGTGGCCAAGCTGCGCCACATTCCATTTGAAGAGTGCCGACTTTCGGTAGATTCTGAGGATGAAATAAACGGCGTTTACCATTCAAACGACTGGGCGTATATTAAAAAGAAACGCAACCGTCCCGAGTTTATCCCTCTTTTTAATGTGGCTAAAAAGGCCGAGGAACCTCGCCAAATTTATTTTTGTTACAATTATACCTCGGGCCAATATTACCCGCGACCCGACTATTATAGCGCCATAAATTCGATTGAATTAGCAAAGGAGATTAGCGTTTACCACATTAATAATATTGTGAACGGCTTAACGCCGAGCTTTATCGTTTCGATGTTTCAGGGTGCGCCGAGTCCTGACGATCAGCGCCAAATCAAAAATGATTGGGAACGCCAATTAACAGGAGCTCGCAACGCTGGAAAGTTTATAATGACCTTTAACGAGCGCGATACTCCTAAACCTGATATTACAACCTTTCCGCTCAGTGATGCAGATAAGCAATATCAATTCTTAAGCGAGGAATCTACCTCGTTAATTATGGTCGCCCATCGCGTAACGACACCTCTGTTATTTGGTATCCGTTCACAAAGCGGTTTTGGATCAAATAAAGACGAAATGGCTATCGGTTTGGAGATTTTTACAAACCAAGTAATTGAGCCAGCTCAAAGAAAACTTGCCAAAGGTTTCGAAGAGGTTTTAGGTTGGTCGATGCCCGGATTAAAAATAACGGTAATTCCAAATACACCATTAACAAATAGCGGCCCTGTAACCGTCGCACCAACACCAGCACCAACACAAATGGAGGCTGAAAAAAAAAAGGTTTGTTGCTCGGCTGAGGGTTTCAACGTTGCGTTAGATAGTGCCGTGGCGGATGAACTTATTTCACTCGGCGAAGATTCTCCCGAGGGGTTTATTTTAATTGATAGTTACGAGGTCGATTATGACACCGACGATTTGGAAAATGAGGAATTAATAAAAATCGCCGCGCACGAATTGGCATCGACTGGCAGCGCCAAAGCTATGGCTACAAGTGATCAAGATGAAACCAATTACGCGGGGGTAACATTTATGACTCGTTACCGCTATTTTGGGGGCGGCTCAAGTGAACGGGAATTTTGCCGTAAAATGATCGCAGCCGACAAGCTATATCGTAAAGAGGATATTGTCGCAATGGAAAGCAAAGCGGTTAACCCGGGATGGGGACCACACGGCGCGTCTACTTATGATATTTGGTTTTATAAAGGCGGCGGCAATTGTCACCATCTATGGAGAAAAGAAACCTATATAAACGCAAAAGGAATAAACCCGCTCGCCAACGATGCTCAGCGCATTGCAGTTGCAAAGGCGGCTAAAATGGGTTATAAAGTGAAAAATGACGAACTCGTGGCGTTGTTGCCAGTCGATATGGATTACAACGGATTTTTAGAGGATAACCCCGTTTACGGAAAGGACGGTATAAATTACAGAAGATAAAAAAATGGCTGAAATACTTTTAATCTCTGACGTGTACATTAAAAAGTACACTAATATAAATGGGGCCGTTGATCCCAATCTACTTTACCCGTCCATTTATTTGGCTCAGGATAAATATTTGAGCCCATACCTTGGAACGGCTTTATATGAAAAAATTAAAGATGATATTTTAAACAACACCCTCGCGGGACCGTATCTGATACTCGTTGAGGATTACGCCCGCAGGGTTGTTCTTTGGTGGACAATGGTCGAAGCCGCTCCAACTTTAACATATAAAGTTGATAATGGCACGATGGTGCAAAGAACTTCCGAGGATTCTCAACCCGTTAGCGATGTTGTTTTTAAGGATTCCCTTGCGCGCTGGCAGCAAAATGCCGAGCATTATACCGCTTTAATGGTCGATTGGCTTTGTGCTAATTCAAGCTCGTTGCCTGAATACTCGAGTAATACTTGGCCCCAGCGTGCACCGATTCAGATTCAAAAAGGTTCTCAAAGTTATTTGTTTAGCTCAGGAAATACGGTAAGCTCGCGCATGAATGGCGGTAATTTTCGTATAAACCAAATCCCGTGAATAAATGAAATCTCAAGAAAGGAAAACAAGCGAAAAACGCCGTTCATATCTTGAGGCTCTAAAAAAATACGAGCGTCAGTTATTAGCTAAAACGAAACCTAAAAAACTATGAGCGTGTTTAATTATTTAACCGATTTGTTAGGCGATATATCGAGCTGGATTTTCGGCGTAATAATCGGAGTTTTGGGAAAACTCTCTTATGAAATTTACATGAAAAGAACCCTCTCAGTTTTTCAATGGATTGCCGTCATCGGCCTTTCCATTTTTTCGGGTTATCTAACCTCGGTTTATTGCATCAATAACGGGCACGTTACCGAGGCGCAATGGGCCGTCCCAATGGCTACGCTCATGGGTGAAAAGATTTTCATTTATTTCATGAGTAATTACAAGGCAATGTTTACCGCAGTTGTTTCGTTTATTATGCCCAAGCGTGGCGATAAAAAATCTAAATAAAAAAAATAAAAATGGAGGATTTTCTACCAACCACAACGAGCGACGGGGTTCGCGAAATTGTAATTATTTTAATTGGTTTGATTGTGCGTTTGATTGAAAAACGCAAAATTCAAAAAAACTTGAACGATGCCAAGCCGTGAAATAAACGACTGCGATCCAATACTCCAAAAGGCTTGGGCTGACGCGCTGAGAACTTTTCTTTATATGAACCCGGGCGAGCCCGAGCCGTTTTTGACTTGCACCTATCGCAGCAACGCCGAACAAATGGAGTTATATGCTCAAGGTCGAACCGCACCGGGTAAAATTGTAACTCAGATTCGCCGCAATGGTAAACACAATCAAAAGCCAGCTAAGGCGTTTGATATTGCATTCAAAAAAAAAAACGGAACCCTCGATTGGAATCCCGTTTTATTTCAAAAATTCGCCCACATTTTAGCCATTCAATGCCCACAGGTGCAATGGGGCGGCGATTGGGATAGCTTCAAAGATTATCCTCATTTCCAAATTTAGAACCGGAGGTAAATTTCATTTTTTGTCAACTCGTAAAGCTGGCGGCTAACAGCTTTTTGTCGCCCTCGGTATGCTTTTGGATTGTATAATAATTCGTGGCGTTCCTTTCGGAGTTTGAGGATTTTTACCACGGTGGCAAAATCGTAAAGTGTAGCTTTCATTTTAAAAAGGTAAATCGTTATTTGATGCTGGTTCGCTTGCGGGTTTTGGATTTTGTTTTTCTGAAATTTGGAGGCTCAAAAATTTACCACTTTTACCCTCTTTTACCCAAGCGCTCAGGCGCATTTCACGGCCATTTACCATAATGGAACCCGTGTATTCGGGGCTTTTTTCGTTGTTTTTTTTGTCGTTTCTAAATAAAGACCCTTGGCCTTCCTTTTGTGTGTAATTACTCATTTTATTTGGATTTTAAATTAAAATTTTCGTCGTGTGTTAATTCGTAAAGCTCAGCCATTACGCGCCACATTCGGGCGTTTTCAGTAAGGCACGGCCGTAATGATCGCCGAGCCATTAAAATAAAAAGCTCTTGTTTTAAGGCGATTATTCGGAGGTTCGTTTCAGGGTTTTCACTTTGCATTTGTAGTGTTCTATTAGTCGTTTTATTTCATCGAGTGGCATTTTAAGCGGCTCATTTCTAATTGCCATTAATTTACTCGCCCGTTCAAATCCGATTCGCTCATTTAATCGTGGGGCATATTCCAAAAGGTTGCCGTGTTTGTGCTGGTTACATTCGACACATTGGCCGTGAACGTTGTCCTCGTTAAACCTTAAATTGGGATAAGCCCCAACCGAGTAAAAGTGGCCCGCATCATATTTAAGCGGTAGAGGCTTATTACAACTTATACACGGTTGTTTTGAATCTCTCAGGCGGATGAACTCATTAAATACTTTTTGGAGTTCTCGGCGGTATTGGCTAACGCTTTTTAGGCTTTCGCGAATTATTTTTAATTCTCGTTTGGTTTTTTTACGCTCAACGATGCGCCTCCATTCGATTAAACAACGCGATTTGGTGCAAGTCGCTTGCAATGTTGAATAACTCGGCATGAATTTCTCTTTACAAACGCGGCAACGCTTCATAAATAGTTGTTTCAATTGTGCATTTAAACGGTTTCAATTTAACGGGTAAACGGCTTACTTGTTTCGAGACTGTTCGCCAGCTTGGAGAAACCCGCCCAATAAGTTTTAATTGGCCGTTTTTCGCGTGAAACAAAATTCGGTGATCGTTTACCACATCAAATGATCCGTCAGAGTTTTTAAATATTTTCATTTCGTTTTTTTTCTCTTAGTTTTTTATCAAAATAATAAATAAATCGTTTTTTTGGATTATCAAATCCGCAATAAATACTTTGTGCATTTGCCGTACGTTCATAAATGGTTTTTTTGTTTTTACCTTGATATTTTTTTACCGAGCGGCTCATTCCGTCAAAAGCAAAATTCGATGCTTTGTAAATAATTCCATTATGACCACGATTTAAATCAGCCCAAGTAACAACTCCTAAATAAGTGGGATATTTTTTTTTTAATGATTTAAGACAATTGCCAATAAATTGAGATTCGCTATTTTTTGGTAAATCTTGTATTAAATACATTCGACTGAATTCAATATATTTTTTATCGTATTGAATTCGCCCATTGCAAAATATAGCGCCGCCAACTGATATACCCAAATTTTCATTATCAAATAATCCATATACGGCCAATATTCCAGCGGGCATAGATTTTAAATAATGATAATTCAGAAATAAATGTTTTACAGATTCCCACGAACATTCTGAAAACTCATATTTCATAATTCAAAATAGTTTTGGGGTTGTACTTGCAATGTGTCGGTGTAGTGCATCGTTTCGGGGGTGAAATTTACATTTACGAAACCAGTTCGACCGTTGCGATGTTTGGCGATAATGAACTCCGCGTTGTTAATACCGCTTTCCTTTGAGTAATAATCCTCGCGATAAAGAAAGGCGACCACATCCGCATCTTGCTCGAGGCTCCCGGAATCGCGCAAATCAGAAAGCATAGGGCGTTTATCGCTTCGCGTTTCAAGGGATCGTGAGAGCTGGGCGAGAGCGACGACGGGCAAATCGTTTTCTTTAGCGATTAACTTTAAACCCCTCGAAATGGTGCTAACTTCCTGTTCGCGGTTTTGGTTTTTTGATTTTCCACCACTAATTAGTTGGACGTAATCAATAAAAACCGCCTCAACTTTAAACTTTTCCCTAAGCATTCGAACTCTCGTTTTTAGATCGTGAATCGTTAGAGCGGCTTGGTCATCTATGTAAATCGGTAAGGCGTTTAGCTTGTCGACAATCTGATAGTATTTAATTTTTGTATCGCGGTCGAGTCGATGCTTTGCCAGCGTTTCGGCGTTTATCCCGCTCAGAATTGAGGCCAAGCGGAAAACAATTTGAACGCGCGACATTTCGAGGCTGAAAAACGCAACGGGTCGGCCTGTTTTAGCGATATTTAAAAGAACCGATAACGCAAAGGATGTTTTACCCATACCCGGGCGAGCGGCCACATAAACTAAATCGCTTTTTTGGTGGCCACCGAGCACGCCGTCGATTGCTCGAATGCCTGAGGGGATTCCACTTATTCCAATTTTATCACGCGCTTCGATGCTGAATGAGGTTTCGGGGGTAATGGCTGACACGTGCGAGCTTTGGCCTTTGAGATTATCGCGTATGAGATCCGTTAACTCGGTGCTGAATTGGTTATAAAGGTCGAACGGGTCGTTTTCGGGAGAAAGTGCGAGCTCAGCCATACGCGCTGCAATCTTGGCAATTTCTCTTTTTAAGTACATTTCAGTTAACGCCAGCGCCCAAACCTCCAAATTAGCGGTTGAGGCCACGCGCCCCGTGAGTTCAGCGATATAAACAGGCCCACCCGCCCCGGTTAATTGTTGGGTTTTTCTCAGCGTTTGGGTAACGGTTAAAATATCGATGGGTAAATTTTCGCTTTTCAATTTTAACACTGCCTCAATTATAAGCTCATTACGGGGATCAAAAAACTTTTTAGGTGTTAGGATACCTTCAACGCGATTGAGTGCTTTAAAATCGAGCAGAATAGCCCCTATTAAGGTTTTTTCGAGTTCAACGTCATTCGGTGGAACCAATGTGACTAAGTTCGTCATAAGATTCGAGATTTAGATTAGTGAGATTTTGATAGTTTTTCAGTAATTCCGGTTGGCGTGCTGGCGCTTGCGTTTCGAGCCAACGCCCGCCTCGCATTTTCTGACGCCAATTTTTAACGGGTGAGCCTTTAGCGTCGCTCCAATTTCCATCGGTGTAGTATTGCCACGCTTTGGCCCCTTGCTCAGGCGTTGAGCCTTGTTCAGCAAACCACGCTTTAACCTCATCAAGCGTTGGAGGTTCAAACTTTTTTTGTTTATTTTTTTTGTTTATCTCATTATCATTATCATTATCATTATCATTATCATTATCGGTTACGAGTGGCTTTGTTTGGGTGCGAGTGGTACCCACTGGGTTCCTTTGGGTTTCATGTTTTAACTTACTATTTTTCAATCCATTTGCGCGATTACGCTCCACAATCATTAAATATTTTTCATTATCACGCTTAAAATTTTGGATAAACGAGGCCATTGCAATTTGAATAATTGGCTCAATTTCTAACTCAATTCCCAATTGATAAGCTCGAATGGCTTTAAATAATTGCCCAGCCTGTTGATCGCTTAAAACATTAAGCACCTCCAAGGCGTCAATGTAAAGTAAGAAAGATTTTTTCATTTAATAAATACAACCACCGCACGCAAAGGACACCCAGCGCCCGGATAGGCTTTGGCAATGCGGCGGCGGTCTGTATTCAAGATTTTCATTACTGAGTGTCGTTGCAATAATAAACAACCTTAGAACTCGAGCGTAATTTTCGCCCCATTACTTTTTAACAACGCAATCGCTCGCATAATTTCATCCGTTGGCGCTGGTTTAATTATCTCGGGCAATTGGTTACGATTTGTAACCGACTGAATTTCAAGAGGGGCAATTTGGGGCATACTCCCCCCTTTGCGCCTTTTAGCGTGGTTAAACAGGTTCGGTGCTTTCTTTTGCTTGGCAATATCAAACGCCACACTTTTGGGGCTTGCGATTAAATCAGGTAATGTGTAATAACCTTTTCCGCCTCTGATAAGGTGCCCAGCTCTGAGCATAAATGAAAGGAGGGCGCTAATAGTGCCGCGTGGTGTGTCGCTGAATTCCTCGAGCATATCGTTGACGTGTACGCCCGGATTTTCGTTAATCCATTTTTGAATTCGCTCAATGCGATTTACATAACTAGTTCTAAATTTCATTTTATAACGTTTTGGGATTTACTTTTTTGGATATTCGAGCCACTCGTTTAGTAGCTGCATTTTCATTTTTTGGGCCTTTTCCATAACCTCGCAAAGATTAGCGGCGGCATCAGGATCGAATAAAATCACCGTGTGGTGTAGTTGGCGGTGCTCAGGCTGGCGCGGGTCGTATGAGGCAAAAACCCACGCTGGGAGATTAAACGTTAACATATTGCCAATCACTTGCCAATAATAATCGGAGTTTACTCGTTTTAAATCCTCGGCGCTTTCAATTTGCGAATGGTGAAAGTGGTTAACTGAGTTCCACGGGCATTTAATTTCGCATCCAACGGGCCCAAATTTGGGGTGAATCATAAAGGCGTCAGGGCTACATCCAAAGTAATCGTTGAATAATTTAAACGACGGCTTTAGCTCGGTGCCTTCATCCGGGCTATTAAGTGAAATTTGCAGTTGTCTTAATGCGTGCTCCTCCCATTCGTTACCCCAATCAATCGCCCGTGAGGTTGCCTCGTTGGCGCTTTGCCCAGTGACGAGCTCCATTACTTTCTCGTAAATGTACTTTTTGGCGGTTTCGCTCATTTCTCCCGCTTCTTTGGCTGCCTTGGTTTTGGGGTCGGTCATTAGCGCCGAGATTCCCGAGCCTGTAAAGCGGCCAAGCCTGAGTTTATCCCAAGCGCTCGAGTTTTGGGCAACGCTTATCAGATATTCATTTAAATAGGGGTTAGTGCTCATTTTGCTTTTGGATTAATTCGTTAAGTTGGTTTTTTTGCGATGGGCTTAAATGAGTATCAAGCGCGGCCATTGCCTCAATAGCTTGGGGGTCACGGTTCATTATTCCCACCTCCAATTTGTTAATGATGTTTTGGGGCAATTCTCCCGAGGTTGCAATTTTATAAGGGCGGTACTCGTCTCGGTTCTTTCGGTTAAGATCGCGTCCGAATACTTTTCCAAGTGATTGGGCGGCGTTCTTGAGACATTCCGCTTTCAATTTGGGGAATGCCATATCTAACGCGTTGGCTTTCTTATTAGCTGGGTTAAGAGCCCATTGGTTGCGATCGCTGCCAGTTACCCCCTCGGGTACCCGATCGACCATAATTATAATTGATGCGGCTCCCGTTCGGCGTAATTCGAAACCTGTTACCGGGTGAACACATACAAGCTCCATTGAGCCTTGGACTTCATTAGCAATTGCCGACCACTTGAAATTTTCGGTTTTCCACTGCCCAAAAAACATTTCATCGAGCGTCATTTCGATGTGTGAAATGACCACGGTTTTAGCTTTGTTGTCGGGAGTTGATTCGATGCCCGCATCATTTGGGGCGCTATTTAGCCGCGTTTGGAATTTTTGTAAAGCCTCGGCGGTTTCGGCGCTCAAAGGGTAGCTATCCATAGAATGATTAGAATTAGATTTATTAGAATTAAAATTTGCAGTTCTTTTTTAACTTGTTCGTCTTTCATAGCTTTTCAGTGATTAGATTTATAGCCTTTTGATAGATTTCAAGAAATTCCTCGCGGGTGCTGGCTTCAACCTCAAAGCGTTCCAACTCGCTAGGCGTTTTATCTTTTTTAAAGATGTTTGCCGACTTAATTGTTGGATAATAATTTACCTCAATAAAATGATCCTCGGCGAGGATTGCCCAATGTGCAAGGCCCAATTTGCAGTAATAGGGGAGCTCTACTGTGTGAGTGTCGATGACTTGGGGCAAAGTAATTTTAAATGTAAATGTGTTCATATAAATAAATTTTAAGGGTTTTGCATTAAATCAATTACGAAATCAGAACCGAGACCTCCAGCGCGCAAATCGCCGTTATCGAGTTCCTCCCATTCAAGGCCGAGCTCATCGCAACGTTCGGCGAATGAGTTAAAAGCGGCGCGATTAGTTGGGAATTGGAGCGCTTTGTGGGTGCTCGAGGGGTAATGAAAGATAAGTATTGATGGCATCGTTTTGGGGTTTTAGAAATTAGAAATTAATTCAATTTCCCAATCGCTACCGATACCACCTGCGCTAAAATTCCCATTGTTATCTTCGCAATAAACAAGATCAAAAGCATCGCAGCGCTCAATGAATGACGTAAGTGCTTCGCGTATATTGCGAAATTCAAATGTTTGAGATGTGCGGTTTGGGCGGTTGTTAATGATAAGTGTGTACATTGATTTTTGTTTTAAGTGTTTAACTCGTTAATTGTTGGGCAAATATATGTAGCAAATTTGCTACACACCAAAAATATTTTATTGATTATTGTCAATAAGTGCCTCAAAACCGCAACTAGCGCGGCTTTCGTTGTGAATAAACTTTTTTAATTATGCGTATGAATACCGCCCATAGTTGGGGAAAAGCTCGAAAAACATTCGCATCGCCACCGCGTCGGCATAATCGGGGCTCATTCCGTGGGTTCGTGCAATCTCCTCTTTCCCGGTAACCGCTAATTTGCCGTCCCCGTCGGGGTTTTTGCGCCGCATCAAATCGAGCTCCTTAATTATAACGTCACGATGGGCCACGGGTAACACGATGCGGTTTAATTCGATGAGTTCGGCCAACTTAAAAAAGCATTCGGCCTTTAGATTAACAAATCTTTCGGGTTTAGTGGCTCGCGATCCATTACGAAACTCACGACACTTGAGCACGTCCACAAGCCCAGCGCCTAAGCCGTCGGCGTCGGCTATAACGTTGCTCAATTTTACCTTATTAAAGTCCGCGAGCTCACGGATAACGGCGGCCGTTTCGTCTATTTTCTTTTTTCGTAGCTCAATTATCTGAATAAGCGAAAGGCCACGCCAAAGCGCTATTACCGTCCTGTCTTTTCCCAGTCGTGCAACGTCGGCCGTTATATAAAGCTCTCCCGTTTGCTCAGCTGGGCGAAAGCATCGGAGTAAATCGTCGGTAGTGAATAGCGCGTCGAGTGTTTCGTCATAATCCCAATCTCCCTCCAAAAGGCGTTTACGATCAAGCTCAGGCAACCGAGCCAAAGTTTCAGCATAGGTGGTGGGTAAGTGTGGATTATCGCTCACTCGCGATTGTATAAACACCAAATGTGGCGGCAAATGGCCCGAACGAAACGGGGCAAAAAATTCGTTATAAAGCCAACCCTTCGATGGGTTACACGTTAGCAACGTTTTGGGGGTTAAGTTGTATTGGGTGAGCTTATAACGCATACGAGAGCGCACTATGTCAATTGCCTTTTTTGAAACCTGAGAACACTCATCGATAAAACTATCAGTAATTTCGAGCGATCCTAACGAATCAAATGAGGGATCGGATGGATAGGCGAATAAGTCCTTTAAAATAATCTCCGATTTGTTGTAAAATGTGATTATGTTGGATTGAGCGTTATAGGTATAATGCTCGTTGGCTCTGAGCCCAAACATCCCCGCTACTTCAAAAAAGGTCTTTAACGTGGTTTTCTTGAGCGTATCGAGTTTTGATCGTCCAATTAGCCCCCTCGTTCCGGGATACTTCAAACGCCGTTGAATTTGCCACGCGCAGCCCGTGAATGACTTTGCCCCGCCAGCCGCTCCACCGAATAACACAACCTCGGCCGCGCTATCTAATCCGAGCGCGTTTAAACAATCGATTTGCTTCGGGAGAAAGGTTACCATTACAACGTTTTTAAAATTGAAATCCGGGCCTTTAAATTCGTTAATCCCTGCTTTTCCATAAGCGCGGCAACTTGGTTGAACATGCGTCTGAATTCTCCATCTGTTGCATAATGGCTCTCGATGCTTTTTTTCGCGTTAATAACCGTGGCATGATCAAATTTATGTGTAAACGCTTGGCCAACCATTGATAAACCAAAATTCGTTAATTCGTAATAAATGGCGTACATGGCCAATTGTCGCGCCATAACCTCGTTGTAAATGCGCCTTTTAGTGTCTCTAACGTTTTCCACTCCGGTCACCTCACCGACGATTTGAAAAATTACTTTAATGATTTCGGCGGGGGCCTCAGGTTCTTTTTTATAAAACTTTAAATAATCATTTGCTTCCCACTTCATTTCGGGGCTGAGATATTGATTTAGCAGGTTCAGCGCTTCACAATGGTAACGGTGGGGAATCAATAACAATAGTTTTTCGAAGTCAGTTTCAGCACTCATAAAATTCACAAATTGGGATTTTAGTTATTTTGCTCAGTCGATTTAAATCGTTTAAGGTCATTCGCGATGGATCTTTAATCCATCGGTAACAAGTGTGACGGCTTACTTTCATTCGGGCACTAAATAGCGCCTTAGTGCCAAAGTGCTCGTTAATTAATTTGTCTAATATTTCAGAGCTCATTTGTCACCTCCTCATTTTGGGGCTCGATGTTTTTCGCTTCGCGTATATCTTGAATCGCTTGCTCATATCCCGCCGTATATGCGGCTGAACTAAACGCGATTTCAGCGTTAACGAACTGTTCAGCCATTTTAAGAACCTCGCGATAACCGCCAGCGGCTAACGAGTTGGGGCTTGAGTTGTAACGGCTTCGAATAATCGAAATAAATTCGTTCACGGGAGTTAACACCTCTTTAGATTCGGTGTTGACAATTGGGTTTAATTCCATTGTGTAGGGGGTTTATATTGGTTGTCGCGAAGATATGTTAGTTTTTTGCTACATTACCGAATCGTGGAAAAAAATAAGTTGGACACCGAACTCGCCGCCAATTACCCACGCTGGACCAAGTTAGCCCGGGGGCTTATGCGCGACCGAGCTAAAGGGGATGACCTACTCGCCGAAACGCTTTTAAAGATTTTAGAGAACCAACGCGATAAGGCCGAGGCTCTCGCGGCTGAGGGCAAATTGAGTTATTACGTTGATCGCTCGCTTTATCTTATGGCTATCGACCCCACCTCACGTTTTGGGGTAAAATACGGAAAGTTCTCTCGGGGTTGGTCTGAATTCTCAGAAAAGCATTTGGATGAACCTAACGCCCCGTGGCTCGGGAGTCGATTAGATAACGAGTATATCGACGCATACATTAACTTAATGCCTCAGCTCGACGCCGTGGTTTTGAGGTTATATATTCTCGACGATTTCAGCTATAAAGAGGCGAGCAAAGCGACCGGAATCCCAATAAAAACACTTTATAAATTAGTCGAAAACGCTATAAACAAAATAAAACGCAATGTTCAAAGTACCCCCAGCGGTCGCAATTGAGCGATTTAATATTTGTAAAGCCTGTAAACACTTTAAGGCTGAAACCCAATCGTGTGGTACCCTCGTTTTGGGGGATAAATTGAGCCCTGAGGATTTGGCCGAGGCTGAGGTATTAAATGAGATTACTCACTATCGGAAAAAACTCCGTTTATGTGGATGCTTTATGCCTGTCAAAACCAAATACTCGTTATTTAGGTGCCCAATAAACAAGTGGGGCCGCTATCGCCTAAATGAAACCGAGGCCGAGGCTTTACGCGAATTCGTTTCGGGGTTACCAACTCAGGGCGTTTATACCGTGGAAATCATTAAAGCCGCCTCCGAATGGTTCACCAAGATAACAGGCCAACGCTACGGGTGCTCAAGTTGTAAAGCGCGAATGGTTATCGAATATCTAAAAGAAACCGTAAACGTTGGAACATGGGACGATTCGGGGGAAAATGTTTAACCTTTTGCCGTTAATAGTGTATGCGCTTAAAATTACTCGCCTCTCGCATTAGTTTTGATTACGATGGAGTACTCAGCACGCCACGCGGTCGCAAGCTGGCCAAACTCTTAATTGAGGGCGGCGCCACCGTGTACATTATAACGGCGAGAATGCGTAACCAAAGCGAAAGCGTTTTTAAAACCGCCGACGATTTGGGGATTAAACACGAGCGCGTTATTTTCACAAATCACCGCGATAAATGGCACGTCATGGCTCAGTACCGGATTGGGACGCATTACGACAACAACTCTGAACAAATAACCAAAATAAATGAGAAGACTAATACTAAAGGCGTACTATTTAGCGCATAGCGTGGCTGTTCGTTTTGGGGATAAGATGCGAGAGATTGCCGAGCCATTCAGAATAATAAACACTAAAAAGAAACCAAATGCCCCTACCAACAAAGAACGCAAACGAAAGTAAGCCCGAGTTCATCGCTCGTTGTATGGCCGCGTCTAAGATGCTTACCGAATACCCGGAAGCGCCCCAGCGCTTTGCTGTTTGCCAAACACAATGGAGCGAAAGCACTAAATAATTGTTAGTAACTAGCCGATAAATGCGATTTGGTCACCGATGAAACACCAGTGAAATAAGGAGAAACACGATATTAACAATGGATGATTTTACAATGATTGGTTATATAACTCTGGTCGCGGTGGCGAGCTTTATGTTTATCGCTAGCGTTGACGTGTACCAACAAATTAAAAAAGATGATAAATAATAAAGTTCAATTAAAGCCAATAGGCGAAATAAAATCGAATCCAAATAATCCTAGAATTATTAAAGATGACAAGTTTAAAAAACTTGTTATCTCAATAAAGGAGTTCCCGAAAATGCTAGAGCTTAGGCCAATAGTTTGTAATGCCGATGGCGTGGTTTTGGGGGGAAATATGCGTTTGAAGGCTTGCAAAGAAGCCGGGCTAAAAGAAGTTCCAGTAATTTATGCCAGCGATTTATCTGAGGATCAACAACGCGAATTCATTATAAAAGACAATGTTGGATTTGGAGAGTGGGATTGGGATATTCTAGCGAATGAATGGGACGTTACTCAATTGAATAATTGGGGATTGGATTTACCTGATTTAAAAGTTGAAAATATTGATGTTTCCGAAATGGATAACGGCGCCGAAATTGTTTTAGATCAGGCCGTTCAGTTAGTTCCAAAAAGGGAATATGTTGTAATTATGTGCAATTCTGAAAATGAAGAGTGGGAGGAATTAAAACAAATCTTACAATTAAAATTGGTTCGTCGCGGTGGTTGTAAAGAGGGAAGCCCGTACGAAGTTCATAAAGGTATAAATCGCGTAATTTTAGCAAATGAGTTCATTAATACATTTCGCAATTCCAAGTAAGGGGAGGGCTGGGCAAAAGTTAAAAACCGTTTTGATGTTTCCCGGCGCTACAATTTACGTTCCTCAAAATGAAGTTGAGGATTATCGGCGATATTATAAAAATATAGTCGTTGGCGTTCCAAATGAGGTAAAAGGAATAACGGCCACAAGAAATTGGATATTAAAAAACTGCGGCCAATATTATGTTATGATGTTTGACGATGATTGCAAGGTGGCTGGTTATGTTAAATTGAATAATGATAACGTTAGATATGAAACTATTTACGATGAAGCAATTTGGTTAAATGAAATGTTGAAGTTAGCTTGTTTAACTGAAGATTTAGGGTATAGAATATGGGGCGTTTCTACTACCTCAGCGGCCCAAGGTTATTATGGATATAAACCGTTTTTGTTTCAAAGCTATGTGTTGGGTTCAGCTATAGGGATTATAAATGATGGAAGTTATTATTTTGATGAATCGTTTAAGGTAAAAGAAGATTACGAGTTATGTTTACGCCACGTTGCCGAATTAGGCGGTATTGTTTGTAGCCGTTATATTCATTTTGAATGTGAGCACTGGGTTACCGATGGAGGTTGTAAAGATTATCGAACTCACGCAGTTGAAACTGAATGCATTAACCGATTAATAGCTAAATATCCGAACCTAATTAGAAAGGTTAAGCGCGTTAATAATACATACGCTATTGAGTTAGATTTTTAAAATATGCAACAGAATCCAACACGTAAAAAAGCAATGATTGAGGCCCTTGAAAAGTCTTTAGGCATTGTTACAACCGCCGCGCGAATGGTAGGTATTAATTCATGCACGCATTATGAATGGTTAAAAACCGATTCAAATTATAAAATTGAAGTCGAAAATATTAAAAATATAACTATTGATTTTGCCGAGGCTCAGTTACATAAACAAATAAGTGAGGGCAACGTTGCCGCAACTATATTTTTTTTAAAAACGCAGGCAAAAAGTAGAGGTTATATCGAGCGCCAAGAAATTACGGGAGCGGATAACCAACCAGTGATAACCATAAGCGCGAACCTATGAAGTTAAAGATACCGGGCAACGCCTCCCAAGTGACGCTTCGCCAATTTATGGATTACCACTCGGCAGCTGATGACATCGAAAAAGTGATGGTGATCATAAATAAGAACCGTGAATACTGCGAGGGCCTCAAGGTCGAAACCGCGCAAACGATTATTGAGTTATTCGATGAGGTTATTAATGCGGCTGGCGATAACTTCGAGCGGATTGTAACGATTAACGGGAAGCGCCTCGCGTTTTTACCCGACATAAATGGAATCACATTTCGCGAACACGTCGACTTGGATCAACTCGCCCAAAGCATTTGGCCTAACTCTGACGAACCGAATTATAAAGAGCTGCCTCAACTTATGGCCGTGATGTTTCGACCGATCAAAGAGCAAGTTGGGGACTATTACAACCTCGAGAAATACGATCTCGATAAAACGGCGGGTTATATGCCCGAGATTTTGGGGCTAACTCTCGACAAGGTGAACGGCGCGTTGCTTTTTTTTTCAAGTATCGGAGCCGAGTTAGTGAACAATTCTTTGGACTCTTTAGACGCGATGTTAGCGAAGGAGATGAAAGCGATTTTACCCCAAGCGGACTCGCGCGCTGGGGGTGGTACCACGTCCTCGAGTCGATAGCCGAGAATGATATAACGAAACACGAAACGATTTTAGATAAACCAGCCTTTTCGATTTTTACCCATCTGAGTTACCTCAGAGATTATCAAAGCGAACAGGCGCGAATAATGAAACAAGCGTATAAACGATGATAACTCAAATAAGCTACAACGTAATAATTGAAAGGTTTAAGGCTTTCGCCTCGGGCCACTATCTCATTGAGCGATTCACTCACGGCGAGCTTGATGTAACAGACATCGAAAAGGACAATGGCTACCCATGGATGCACGTTTTCCCCGTGAGCATCGAGCCGCGTGGTGGCTCTCGGTTATATTCATTCGCGGTCATATTTGCCGATCTCCCACGCGACAAAGAAACGCCCACCGAATACCAGCGCGAGAGCCTGAGCGATTGCATCCGATTGGCTGAGGACTTACTGGCGGAAATCCAAAATGGGTTGGTGGTTTTCGGGCCTACGGTAGAGCTCGATGGGAGTCCATCAATTGAGCCGTTGATTCAGGAATTTACCCACACGCTCACAGGCGTAAAACTCGAGCTCACGCTTTCGGTTCCGTGGGATTGGAGCGCTTGCGATATACCCGCCGATTGGTCGGTTGGTGGCACGGGCTCGGGAGGTTCGGGGGTTGGTATTGGTTTGGTGCTGCGCGTTAATGGCGTTGACAATATTAGCCAAGATATTTTAAATTTAATCGACGGCACGAATACCACGATAACCGACCTCGGCAACGGCCAAGTCCGAATAGATGCCACCGGAGGCATTCAAACGATTAATTGGGGCGATATTGGCGGCACGTTAACGAACCAAACCGACCTCGCCACCGCGTTAGGTTTAAAAGCCAACACCGCCGACTTGGGGGCTGTTGCTTTCTCAAATAATTATACCGACCTCGATAACCTGCCAACCATTCCGAGTGTATTAAACGACCTTAACGACGTCGACACAGCGGGGCAATCCCTCCAAAAAGTTTTATATTACGACGGGACAAAATGGATTCCGTATTTACTCGCGTCGGTTGCTTACTCGGGTAAATACGACGACCTCAGTAATAAACCGGTTATCCCCAAAACAATCGAAGATTTAATTGGACACGGTTCAGCCGTTGGCGATATAATCGAATGGAATGGCAGTCAATGGATAGTTACTGCGCTTTCGTTTTCACTTGAAAAACTGAGCGACGTTAACGTTTCACCGAATCCGGGTGACGTTCTTTATTGGGATGATACGGCGGGAGAATGGATTAATTACCAACTCGCTGCCGTGGCTTATTCGGGTGACTATTTAGACCTCGGAAATAAACCCACTATCCCAGCGGCTCAAATTCAATCGGATTGGACGCAAGCAAATAACGCGGCGTTGGATTATATTAAAAATAAACCGACAATCCCCGCCGCTCAAATCCAAAGTGATTGGACTCAGGCTAACACGTCGGCGCTCGATTATATTAAAAATAAACCGAGCGTGGGCACCGGTTCCGTTATAAGCGTTGGCACCACGGGTTTAATTTCAGGCGGCCCAATTACGATTAGCGGAACCATTACAACGGCAATGGACACCAATAAGCTCGTGGGACGTTATACGGCGGGAACGGGTATAATGGAACAAATTACTATTGGTTCGGGCCTAACGCTCACGGGTGCGGGTGTGTTGAATAATACCGCAACGCCAACACCAACAGGTTATTACGGGGCGTTTCAAGACACTACATCACAAACAGCGGCCAGCATAAATACTGCCTATGCAGTAAAATTCAATACTACTGATTTATCGAATGGTGTAACCGTTGTAAATGATGGCAGCTCGAATCCTACAAGAGTAACATTGGCAAATACAGGAATCTATAACATTCAGTTTTC